ATCACAAACATTGGAACTGAATTTGATGGACTTGGAACTGCAATTGCTTCTGCTATTTCGTATCAGATGAGAGAAGCCTTTGGCGGATTTGCTGGAACAAGTGCAGGTGAAGACGAGACACGACGACTTGTAGAAAAATTTGAAAAAAATGATAAGCCTCTGACTAGAGAAGAAACACAAACTTTAGTTCAAAGTCTGACGCAAAAGAAAATGGATGAACAAGGCGGAGCAACCTCCTTCTTTTATGATCTTTTCAAAGGTATGGGCACAGGTGCGCTGTATGATCTTATAAATGCTGATTCATACAAGAGTAGAGGAACAATACAAAGTCTAATTAACGTAACACGAAATGTAGGAACACTAAAAGCTACAGGAAAAACAACCGAGCCAGCTGATGTAACTGCAAAGCTTCACAAAGGCGAACGTGTGCTAAACCCACAAGAAGCAGCAGCATACAACAGTCAGACTGGGACTGGAGGAACTATACAACAGTTAAATACAACTATGAATCAAGCTGTATCACTGTTGCAAACTATTGCAATGTATCAAGGTCAAACCGCTAAAAGTGTTGCAGGAATAGGAACTGATTATTACAGAGGCATTAACACATGAGTTGGAAAAAACATTTTACACCAGTAAACGTAAGCAAAAATACAACAGGTAGTTATAGTCCCTTTAGCTTTAACAAAAGCAGCGGCGGCGTAGGCCCTGCGGCAGCTAACTACTCAAGTCATTTGCCCGATGTATACGTTGGTTCTCCAAACAGAATTGAAAGATACGGTCAGTATAATACTATGGATACTGATTCCGAAGTCAATGCTGCACTAGATATTCTTGGAGAATTTTGTACACAACCAAATAAACAAAATGGTACACCGTTTAGTATTGTATTTCATCAAACTGCTACTAGCACCGAAGTAAATATTGTGTCACAATATTTAAAACAGTGGTGTAAGTTACAACAATTTGAAAAACGTATGTTCAAAATCATTAGAAATACGTTTAAATATGGCGATCAATTTTTTATTAGAGATCCACAAACTTCAAAATGGTTTCATGTTGATCCTGCAAACCTAACCAAAGTTATTGTTAATGAAAGTGAAGGCAAGCGTCCAGAACAGTACATTATCAAAGATATTAATATATCATATGAAGCACTAAGTGCTACTAAAATCAATACAATTAACGACGGCGTTGGCGCTAACGGAGCCGGACAAAATTATCAAACCCTTGATCAAAAATACATGACCGGATCTCCAAATACTCCAAACAACAGCAATAGATATTCAACTGACTCAAATGAAATTGCAGTTGATGCTCAGCACATTGTACACCTTTCAATGAACGAAGGACTGGACAATAACTATCCATTTGGTAATAGCTTACTTGAAACTATCTTTAAAGTATACAAGCAAAAAGAATTACTCGAGGATGCCATTATTATCTATCGTGTGCAACGTGCTCCAGAGCGCAGAGTATTCTACGTTGATGTGGGTAACATGCCATCACACCTTGCTATGCAGTTTGTGGAGCGTGTAAAGACGGAAATTCATCAAAGACGAATCCCATCAAAGACCGGCGGAGGACAAACAGTCATAGACAGTAGCTACAACCCGTTGTCAATTAACGAAGACTACTTTTTCCCACAAACTGCTGAAGGGCGTGGATCAAAAGTTGAAACATTACCAGGCGGAACCAACCTTGGCGAAATTGACGACTTACGCTATTTCACCAATAAACTAGTGCGTGGATTGAGAATTCCAAGTTCGTACTTGCCAACTGGTGCAGACGATTCAGCTTCGCAATACAATGACGGTCGTGTTGGCACAGCCTATATCCAAGAATTAAGATTTAACAATTACTGCGAACGACTACAAAGTATGCTCACAGAAGTATTCAACAATGAGTTTAAACTTTACTTAGATCACAAAGGAATTAACATTGATATTTCAATGTTTGATTTAAAACTACAAACTCCACAAAACTTTGCAAGTTATAACCTAGCAGAGCTAGACAACAACAGAATTTCTACATTTAGTCAAATGCAAGCTGTGCCATTTATTTCAAATCGGTTTGCTTTAAAAAGGTTCTTGGGTCTGTCTGATGAAGAGATTCAACAAAACGAAGCACTATGGCGTGAAGAGAATGATGAATTCTTCACTGGCGAGCCACAAGACGCTGCTGCTAATATGAGAGATGCAGGTATAACCGGGGCGGGCATAACTGATGATATGGCTGCAACAGGCGAAGAGGAATTACCCGAAGAGCCAATGGACGATGCAAACAGCGCATTACCCACTGATGCAGCCGCATCAGCAGCGCCGGCGGCAGAAACAGCAATCGGGGCATAAATAGTAACATGATACTTAGAGAATTATATTACTTCAATAAAAAGACGATGGAGCCTGAAGAGGATCATCGTTATGATCCTGACAGAGATAAAGGCACATATTCTTTTTCGGATACAAGACAGACTAGATTAACTCTAGGTGACATTAATAAAGCAAGAAAAGCTGATGAAAAACACAGCGAAGAAAAAATTAAAGATTTGTATCATGTAAGAGCAATGTACGGAATATCTGCACAAGCACCTGCTGAAATGTAATATTACAAGGATCTTACATTGAAAAAATATATTCCAGGTGAATCAAAAGCTCAACGAAAACAACGGAAAACTATTGAAAAATTAAAAAAACAAGAACAATCTTGGAAATTATCTGAGGTTAAGAATTCTACAACAGTAGTTACTAGTGTTGATAAAACATCTAGTAACCCAATTGCTTTTGTTCTTGGTAACGGAGTTAGTAGAAACAACATAGATATTACACTATTACAATCTTATGGAAAAGTATATGCATGTAATGCAATATATCGTACAGATTGTCCTGATTATTTAATTGCAGTTGATACTAAGATGATGAAGGAAATAATACAATCAGGATATCATCAAACCAACATAGTTTATACTAATCCAAATCGTTTCACTAGAGAGTTTGATAATATAAATTTATTTAATCCAAATTTAGGATGGAGTTCAGGACCTAGTGCGTTAAATCTAGCTAGTACACACAGTTATTCAACAATATATATACTAGGATTTGATTATCAGGGTATAGGAGATAGCAACAGCCTAGTTAACAATTTATACAGCGGAACTGAAAATTATAAAGGTATTAACGATCGAGCTACCTACTTTGGAAATTGGTCTAGGCAAACTGGCATATGTATAAGAAAATATCCTAACATAAATTATGTAAGGGTAGTTGAAGATGAAAATAGCTTTGTTCCTGACAATATTACAGGTATAGAAAATCTAACACATATTACTAAACAAAAGTTTATAAATCGACTATCTGAATAAAAAAAATATAAAACTGTCGGTTTTGACCGTGTTATAGTATAGTTTTTACTCTAATGTGTAAATACAACTGACAGCCTTGAAGTACATTTAAAGGAGAAAAACATGACTGATCAAAATAAATTTGAAGAAATGCTCGAGCGACTAATCAACGAGGATCGTTCCGGTGCAGAAGAACTATTTCACGAAATAGTTGTAGCAAAATCAAGAGAAATTTACCAAGACATTATTGAATCTGAAGAAGAAGTTGACGAAGATGAAGAAGTTGACGAATCAGACGATGAGCTCGACGAAGCTTCCGAAGATGATTTAGACGAAGCTTCCGACGACGATTTAGACGAAGCTTCCGAAGATGATTTAGACGAATCATCTGAAGATGATCTAGACGAAATGTTTGGTCTCGACGAAGTAGACGATGACATGGGCGGCGATCCAACTGATGACATGATGTCAGACATGGAAGGCTGCGACGACGACATGGGCGACGACATGGACGACATGGGCGGCGAAGAAGAAATAGAAGATCGTGTAGTTGATTTAGAAGATGCACTAGCTGAATTACAACAAGAATTCGAAGCTATGATGGGCGACGATGATGACATGGGCGACGATGACATGGGCGACGATGACATGGGCGACGATGACATGGGCGACGATGATATGGAAGCCGACGATGATATGGATGATGACGAAACTGAAGAGTCGTATGCATTTGAAGAGTCTGACGAAGAAGTTGACGAATCAGAAGAGGAAGTTGACGAAGTTGCTAAATCAGCAACAGAGCAAATGCGTGAATATGTTGAAAAGATTTCAGAACCATCAGGTGGCGACAACGGCGCAAATTCAAAAAGCATAGTAGCAAAACCAAATAATATGGGCGGAACATCAGCTAACATCTTAAAAGGTGCAACTGAAAACGGTGGCAAAGCTGCTGGCCCAAAAGTGGATGACGCAGGCAATAGAAATAAGCCAGGCGGCATGAGTGCCAAAAAAGGCATGAAAAACGAACCTGGTCACGGCGCTGAGAAAAAGGGCAAGCCAGAGAATGCTGCGGATAAAAAGTCATTGACTCGAAGCGGCAAATAAGTTAAGGAATTACGAATGAGCTACTTACGTGAACATATGAGTTTCGACCAGGCTAAAATTGTCGTTGAGTCTGCTAACGAAGGCAAAGACCTTTATATGAAGGGCATTTGCATTCAAGGCGGAGTACGCAACGCAAATCAGCGTGTATATCCCGTAAATGAAATTAGTAGGGCTGTCACCACACTCAATGAGCAAATTGCTGGTGGTTATTCAGTTCTTGGTGAAGTAGATCATCCTGAAGGACTTAATATTAATATCGACCGTGTGTGCCATATGGTCACAGAAATGTGGATGGACGGTGCAAATGGTTATGGTAAACTAAAGGTATTACCTACTCCGATGGGACAACTAGTTAAAACAATGCTTGAAGCACAAGTTAAACTAGGTGTCTCATCAAGAGGCTCCGGCAATGTTAGCGAAAGCGGCAATGGCGAAGTAAGCGAATTTGAGATAATCACTGTAGATGTTGTAGCTCAACCGAGCGCACCAGGTGCTTATCCAACACCAATATATGAACATCTAATGAATGAAAAAGGTGGGTATAAGGCATTTATAACAAGTAAAGAAGTAACAGGCGACAAAAAGGCACAGAAATATATTGCAGAGAGCTTATTAAATATAATAAGCAGGCTCCAATAAAGGAGAATAATATGGACCCAATAAAATCCCTTTTAGAGAGTGAAGCAATTACAGAGCAAATGAAATCTGAAATACAAGAAGCATGGGATACTAAGATAAAAGAAAATCGTCTTAGTGTTGCATCGGAACTAAGAGAAGAATTTGCTTCAAAGTACGAACACGATAAAGGTGTTATGGTTGAAGCAATTGATTCAATGATAAGCGAAAAGCTATCAGAAGAAATGACAGAATTCCATGAAGATAAATTACAACTTTCAGAAGCTAAAGCAAAATATGCTAAAGCTATGAGAGAAAATTCTAATCTTCTAAAGAAATTTGTTAGCAAAACTCTTGTTAAAGAAATTTCAGACCTACATGAAGATCAAAAAGGAATGGCAAACAAATTTACCATTCTAGAAGAATTTATTGTAGATCAACTTGCGAATGAAATTGCAGAATTCCAAGAAGATAAGAAAGACTTAGCAGAAACAAAAGTACGTTTAGTACGTGAAGCTAAGGTTCACTTCAACAAAGTTAAGAAAACCTTTGTTGAAAGAAGTGCAAAAGCAGTTGAGAGAACAGTTAACAACGGATTAACATCTGAAATTAGCCAACTCAAAGAAGATATTGAAGTAGCACGTAAAAACGATTTTGGTCGCAAAATATTTGAAGCATTTTCTTCAGAATATTTAAATTCACATCTTAGTGAATCGTCCGAAACCAAAAAACTATTAAAAGTTCTTGAAGCTAAAAATAAACAGCTTGATACTGCAAAAATACTTGCAGTAAAAGCTAAAACTATAGCAGAATCAAAAGACGCTGAAGTAAAGCGTTTACTTGAATCCAAAGAACGCATAGCTATTATGAATGAGTTGACTACGCCACTAAGCAGAAAACAACGTTCAATCATGAATGACTTACTGGAGTCGGTACAAACTAGTAGACTACGTCGACAATTTGACAAATACCTACCATCAGTAATTGATGGTCATAGTCCAGCGAAGCAGAAGGCACAAATCACCGAGGCAAAAGAAATAACAGGCAATAGAAATAATAGTTCAATCAAACCAGTAGACCACAATGTCGTTGACATTAAACGTCTAGCTGGATTATAATAAGGAGATAATTATGTCAGAACTACTAGAAAGTCGCTGGACAGAGACTAAAAGTGCTCTGCTCGAGGGCCTTGGAGGCAACAAAAAAGCAGTAATGGACACCACTCTTGAAAATACACGCAAGTATTTGTCAGAGAGTGCAACTGCTGGTGCTACTTCTGCAGGTAACGTAGCGACACTTAACCGTGTGATCCTACCAGTGATCAGACGTGTAATGCCAACTGTCATTGCAAATGAACTAGTTGGTGTACAACCAATGACCGGCCCAGTCGGTCAAATCCACACATTGAGAGTACGGTATGCAGATACATTTAACTCAACTGGTGGAACCGATGTATCCGCAGGTGAAGAAGCACTAAGCCCATTCAAAATTGCTGAAGGATATTCGGGTGCTGCTGCAGATGATAAAGCAGCTTCAACAGGATCCATGGAAGGTACAGCTGGAAACAGACTAAGCATCCAGATCTTGAAACAGACTGTAGAAGCAAAATCACGCAAGCTATCCGCTCGCTGGACCTTTGAATCTGCACAAGATGCTCAATCACAGCATGGTATTGATGTAGAAGCAGAAATTATGGCTGCTCTTGCTCAAGAAATTACTTCTGAAATCGATCAAGAAGTAATTGGTAGCTTAACCACACTAGCTGGTACTGCTACTCAAACTTACGACCAGGCTGCTGTTAGTGGTACTGCTACTTTTGTTGGTGACGAACATGCTGCACTAGCTGTTACTATCAACAGAGTATCAAACCTAATTGCACAACGTACACGTAGAGGCGCAGGTAACTGGGCAGTTGTTTCACCAACTGTACTAACTATCCTACAAAGTGCAACTACTTCTGCGTTTGCACGTACAACTGAAGGTACATTTGAAGCACCAACCAACACAAAACTAGTTGGTACATTGAACAATGCAATGAAAATATATGTTAACACATATTCTTCCAGTGACAATGTTCTAGTTGGCTATAAAGGTTCAACTGAATCCGATGCCGCAGCATTCTATTGCCCATACATTCCGTTGATGAGCTCTGGTGTTGTGCTAGATCCAGCAACATTTGAGCCAGTTGTTAGCTTCATGACTCGTTATGGTTATGTAGAATTAACTAACGCTGCTAGCTCTCTTGGTAATGCTGCTGACTACTTAGGTCTAGTTTCAGTTACTTCGGGTAACCTAAGCTTTAGCTAAGTTATACTTTATATTACAAAATAGGCGCTACGGCGCCTATTTTCTTGACTTTTTTAAAAAAACGGTTGACAACACTATATAAGTTTGCTATATTAAATACATAAGTTAGGCGACGGTCTAAGTTAGATAGTGCAAGGAATGACAATGCGTAGTGTTGTAACTTGGATAGTATGCTGTAGTGGCAAAACATGAGCGTAGAGATACGAAGATGTACTTTTGGATTAACTGTCCAATACTAGGCTCCTCCGAAATTAGCATGAGCTACTAGGAGGTTGTTGGTGATCATTAAGTCCAGCCTATCAACATTAATTAAAGAAGGTTCTGTCCCAATGCGTGGCAGGACCTTTTTTTGTATTTGATAAATATATACGTCAGATAGTGTGCCATTTGGTATACTTATGCTGTCCCAACAGCGTATCGGCTAGAACCCGGATAGGACTACTTTTATAGGAGAAAAAAAATGGGAAGACCACTAAACAAAAGATTTTTCGGAGTGCCAACAGCAGCTGGAAACGAAATCAAAGTAAACTTTTATGATGGAACTAGTGTTGTTGAAGGATATATCGATAAACAGCTAGGAAGTAAGAAGTTCAAAGTTAGAGCAACTGGAACACCTGGTACAGCGTATATACGTACATTAAAAACTGGTATTTTACCAGCGGCATTAACTGGAACAGATATGACAATTTCTGTTAAAGGCGATGATGACGAAACATACGGTGTTTCTAAAATCGCAGGCAGAAAGGTTACTATCAAGCAACCTTCAGCTACTGGTACTAACGCACTAGACGGTACAAGTATTTCTTGGAACTTTACAGTTGCAGGAGCAGACGGTGCTGTACAGATTGAAGAAGCAGGTGATGATGATACAGCTGCAGGTACTGATGACGACGACTTCACTGAAGACGCATAATAATTAATTTTAGTATCAGTTAGGACAGTTTTAAGGATTGTCCTAACACAACTATTGGAGGAACTATGGCAGTATCTAAAGTACAACACTACGAT